CAAGATATACGATGAAACAAATTGATCCTGATGAGTATATGTCTAGTGACATATTGAAGTACAACTGTCCACCAGTTACAGATTTCAAAAGAGGAAGTGCCTATAATAAATTTGGCATGTGGGTTATGTGGATATATTATATCCTTGTTACATGTATGGTAATTAGATTGATTGTGGTATTGAACTCATGAAACCAGCACATTTTTATCCCCTATGGTGGAACCCATGGGTTGATGGAGGATTAGATTTTGAACAACAAGTTAGTATCTCTATTGATAATCTAGCATGTAATGAAGAGGCAGACTATAAGATATTATTTCTTGCAGAACCGTTAGCAATACTACCTACTGTTAGTGAAGGTGCATTGAGAAGTGCATATAAGTTTGATAAGATATACACATTTACACAGTCTATATTAGATAAGTATCCTACTGCAGAATTATTTGAGTGGGGTTCTAGTTGGTTAGACTTCAAAGATCTAAAGATTGCAAAGAAGAATAACGTTTCCTTTGTTACCAGTAACAAGAGTCAGAGTGTAGGACATCAGTTACGACTAAGTATCAATGACATGTTGAAAAGAGTTGATGTATCTAACGGTCTTCAATACTATTCGCATTTGTCTCCACCATTTCATCATAGAAGAAATGATTTCTTTGAGTCATCAAAGTTTCATATAGCAGTAGAGAATTCTAGGCAGAAAAATTATTTTACTGAGAAAGTTATAGACTGCTTTGCTTCTAAAACTGTACCAATATACTATGGTTGTCCTAACATAGGAGATTGGTTCAACATGGATGGTATGATAACCTTTAATGATCTTGATGAGTTAGAGCTAATCATTAGGAAGTTAGATTCAGATGCATATGACTGTAGGAAAGATGCTATTGAAGAGAACTATGAGGTTGCTAAGAAGTTTCATAGTGATAACGACGTAGTACCTAGACTAACCCGTAAAATTATTGAGGAAGTGAACAATGCCACTCAACGGATCCAATCAAACTAATTACATAAAAAAAGACTATGAATTTCTGAAGGTAAAACCTGAAGGGATGGCAGGTCTGAAGAAGAATTACTCTCAGGTATGGCAAGACATCTTTGCATTAGTTGTCAACGATGCTAAGAGAGATGGAACATTCATAGAGATAGGTGGTGCTCAACCATTCATAGGTAACAACACTTGGTTACTGGAGAAGGAGTATAATTGGAGAGGATTTTCTGTAGAATTAGATGAGGAGTTATGTAAGATGTGGATGGGTCAGAGACCCAATACACATTTGTTTGTTGATGATGCTAATGTAGTAGATTATGTTGCAGCATGTGATAAGTTTGACTTACCATATCACATGGACTACTTGTCATTTGACCTTGAACCACCAGAAGTTACTTTAGATGTACTAAAGAAGTTTCCATTGGATAAGTTATCATTCAATTGTATTACCTATGAGCATGATATGTATCGTCAGTGGGGTGATACGGCAGGACACCGTGATATATTTTCAAAGCATGGGTATGATCTAGTAGGGTTCCAGATACATAATGGTCCTTGTTGTATGGAAGATTGGTACATACATGAAAGTGTGCCTCTTGAGATTAGAAATGCACTTAGAAGTTATGCATGTCAACCTTATGAAGTAGTGTTAGATCTATGAAGGTAAGTTATTGTATACCCACTCATGATGGGAACGCAAAGTGTCAACAGTATCTCTTTGATATCTTCTTTGCACTAGAGCATCAGACTAATAAGAATTTTAACGTTTGGATCTCTGACCATAGCAAATCTAATAAAATACTAAAGGCGTGTGAAGAATATGCTGATCTATTTGAAATCAATTACGTAAAAAATGATTCATCTCTTGGGAATATTAGTAGTAATACTAATAATGCAATGCTATGTGCTGATGGTGATATCCTAAAGGTATTGTTTTCAGATGACATTATTCTTACTAAGAATCTGACAGAAGAACTTGACAGAGCATTTACTAAGGGTGTAAAATGGGCTGTGACTGGGTTTGCTCATACCATAGATGATGGTAGGAGTCATTACAATCCAAAGTTTCCTGTATATAATGACAGGTTACTGGAAGGTATCAACACATTGAGTTCACCTTCTATCCTTGCAGTTCGTAAGGATTTGGAAGAGTATTTTGATGAGGATTTAGTTATGCTTATGGACTGTGATATGTATTACAGACTCTATAAATATCATGGAGAACCCTTGGTACTAAAGGATTATCACATCTCTAATAGAGAACATAAGAACCAAACTCAAAGGTCAAACGAACACCTCCTACCAAAGGAGATTGAATACTTGAAGAAGAAACATTCAGCATGACTATAGGATTCAACCACTTAGGAAGACATGGACGACTGGGTAACCAGATGTTCCAGTACGCAGGACTACGAGGCATTGCTGCTCATCGTGGTTTTGATTTTATGATACCTCCTAGCGATTTCAAAGATGAGTGGAAAGATCATCAGTTGTTTGAAGCATTCAAACTAAAGAGTCTTACTAATATTGGAACGTGTGCTGGTCCTTATGTACAGGAAGCACACTTTCATTATGATTCTAATCTATTTGATAGTATGCCCGACGGACATAATGTCTATGGATATCTTCAAAGCACTAAATGGTTTGAAGATATAGAGGATAGTATTAGAGAAGACTTTGAGTTCAAAAATGATATCTATAATCCATGTAAGGAGATGATGGATACCGTAGATAATCCAATAGCATTGCATGTTCGTAGAGGAGACTACATTACAAATGCAGATAACCATCCCCCATGTACAAAAGAATACTACGATAAAGCTCTCGCTAAGTTTGATTCAGACCGTAACGTGGTTGTTTTTTCTGACGATCCTGAATGGTGTAGTGCTGAGTTCCCTGACGACAGGTTCCTTATCTCAGAAGGTGGTGACAATCTTGCAGACTTGTGTATGATGTCTATGTGTTCAGACTTTATCATTGCCAACTCATCATTCTCATGGTGGGGATCATGGTTGAGTAAGAATCCAGACAAGAGAATCATTGCTCCAAAGAAATGGTTTGGTACTGGATACACAGCAGCACATGATACTTCAGATCTATACTGTGATAACTGGGAGGTAGTATGACAGAGAGACCACCATCATATGATCTTACTAAGTGTACTTTTATAATACCACTTAGGATTGAGACAGCAGATAGGATGAGGAACATCACCACATCCTTGATATATTTACTGAGTAACTTCGATACTAATGTAATAATAAAAGAGTATGACTCTGAACCTATCTTTGATCTACGTGTTGTTCCTATGTTGGAACAGGTTCTTCCTTATGAGAAGTTGTGTAGGATAGATCATCAGTTCGAGAAGACAAGTGACTTTACTTTCCATAGGACAAGGTTACTAAATGATATGTTATGGCAGGTGAAGACACCAGTCACTGTCAACTATGATAGTGATATACTTTTACCTATCGAATCATATGTGTATGCTCAGAACATGATAGTCAATGAGCATAAAGAGGCTGAAGATTCTATACCACCTAAGTTGGTATACCCTTATGGGTTTGGTAACTATCAGCATCAACTGCATGTAGGTGATGAGGAGGTGACTAAGTTTATCAACTCTGGATTTGATTTTAAATCATTTGAAGGTCACATTAGACAGTGGGATGCTAAGTATGGTTTTTGTCAGTTCTTTGATACTGAAGAGTACAAGAGACTAGGTGGAGAGAATGAAAACTTTGTTGCTTATGGGTACGAGGATGATGAAAGGTTCTTTAGATTCAACATGCTATCCAGTGTTGCTAGAATAAATGATTTTATTTTTCATCTAGAACATGGTAGAACTAAGAACTCTTGGTTCAACAATCCATACATTGAAGACAACAAATCTTTGTGGGAAGAGTTGAAACTAAAAGGTAAGAAAGGATTGACAAAGTATTATGAAAACGTTGACTACCTGAAGGTTCGTAATGGACAAAAATAAATCAGTCTTTAAACTAGAAGGTCTTCCTAAGGTATTATGGATAAACCTTGACAGGTTCCCTGAACGTAGGGAATATATGGAAGAGCAATTTGATCACTGGGGTATAAAAGATCATGAACGCATCACTGCTGTTGATGGTCCTGAGTATGAAGAATACTTGAAGGGTACTGTACCTCATAACATGAATGATGGTGAGTG